TCCATCACCAACCGATTCACGTCCTTCTTGGTCCCATCCCGAGTGGGGTGGTGGAAGTCAATAATCGCCGGGTGCGACGCACCACAACGCGAACAAACTAGAGTGCTCTTATATTCCAACCACTTGGCGCGGTTCTTTCTGCGTAAAGCATTCACCGCGTCTTGAATGACACGCTTGTTGTTCTCGTAGTACTTCTTTCCGTATTCGCGGTTCTTGACCTTTCTAACCGCAGGATCCTTGTACGGCATGACGTTCCTCTTAGTGGTGGGTGTGGGGGACTTGGATAACCCCAATCGTCAAAAAAGGGCGCCCCCACGGGATTATCGTACCCTGAGAGGTACGTTCCGTGTCAGTTTGAGTACGATTTGTGTCACTTTTTAGGGGGATCAATTCAAACTTGACTAAGTTACTCGGGAAGTTACTCATCATCGGTATGACGATCAACTTTTTAGGGTGGTTAACCCAAACTTGACTAAGTTAGTGGGTACTCAGGGTGGTCAATTGGTGCTTGGACCATGGAGAGTTACTCATCATACGGATGAGAGGTAACTCGGTGGGTGAACCATGGACCACGGACCAAGATTACGATTCCCCTATACAGTAGGATTTCTAGAAATTTTTTTACTACACGTTTTTTTTCAGTCACTTCTAGACGTAATGAACGTAATTTTAGCTATAAGTTATTGATTTATATAAGGAATTAGCATTACGTTAAGCATTACGTTAAAGTAATACTTTAAGTCTAGACGTAATGTTATATAGGATTCTGTAGCTAAAAAGAGACTCTACGTGCCTTACGTCCGGGAAATGTTGGTAAAAATGTGTAGTGAAAAAATTTCTAGAAAAAATAACGTATAGGGCGTGTTGGTCTGTAAGGGGGCTAAAACCCAGAAATACGTTGACAAAGTACACCAGTGGAGATAATATAAACAAAGAAGGAGAAAAACCATGACAATGAAGATCATTCCCGAGATGTACGACCAGCTACCAAGCAATCCGGTGGAGATGCTGGTGATCTCGTTTGGTAGCCAGGAAGACATCGCGGCGTACTGTTCGGTGTCCCCGCAGGCTGTTTGGAACTGGAAGGACCGCAACTCCATCCCTCGAGGGTATGTGAAGGATCTAAGCCGGTTCACAGGCATTCCTACTTGGATGTTGTGCCCCAAACACTTTGATAAAGGAGAAATGGATGGTGATGTTCGGACTACTAATGAAAGTAATTGACAAGATTGATGAGCAGCGGGATGAGGCGATCGATAACTTAATCCTCAAGACGACCTATTACGGCTTGGATGGAAAGGCTTCTCCGGGAAAGATGACTTGGGGGATGGTGGCTGAAACATGGAGGAACGAGAATGAAAGAGCAAAAAGAGAGGCCCAATAAAGTTAGTGACTTGCCCAAGAGGCGGGCGCATAAAGCACAGGCAAGGATCGTCACTTATGGCGCACCCCTAACTGGTAAGCGTAAGCCCCTGAAACCTCGGGAGGCGAAGTTTGTTGAAATCTATGCTGGGGCTGATGGCACTATAACTCTGACCCAAGCCGCGCTGGACGCTGGATATCCGAAGTCCATTGCATCTCGCATTGGCTCGGAGTTGACCACGCCTGAAAAGTATCCTCATGTCGTAGCGGCAATCCAGCGTAGACAAGCGGAATTAAATGCAAAGCATGGTACGACCTTTGAGCGGCACATGAAGGATTTGCAGTACATCCGGGATAAAGCAATTGAGTCCGGGGCGTGGGCGGCGGCGGTCCAAGCCGAGTATCGGAGGGGCCAAGCGTTGGGTACGATTTATATCGATCGTAAAGAAATACGGCATGGCTCGATCGATTCGATGAGTAAAGAGGAAGTGCAGAAGAAGTTGGAAGCTTTGCGTAAGCTATATCAAGGCAGTCCCGATGTTGTTGACGCACAGATAACAAGCTCTATCGCATATGAGAAAACTGTGGACCACACAGAGGAGTTTTTAAATGAAGCCGGAGCAAGCGTTTTATCAGAAGATGAAGAAGGGGATGACGAAGGCGAAGATAACGAGGGTGGAATCGTGGGTGAACCTCGGAATACCTGACTGCATCGTAGGCCTTGGGAATAAATTCCATCTGATCGAGTTAAAGGTAGCCCAGCCAAATGGGAAGGTTAAAGTTAGCCCTCATCAAGTGTCCTTTCATTCGGCTCACAAAGGATTTCCAACATGGGTCTTTGTGCAGTACGACAAGGCCCGTAAGGCTAGGCTACTGATCTATGAAGGCTGGCAGTCTTATGCTTTGGCCCAACAGGGGATATTGTTGGCCCCAGCTTTAGAGCAGGGTTATCCATGGGATTGGGAAAAAGTTGAAGAGTACTTGACAATGTGTAGAAACTAAACTAATATTGTGGCTCATACAGAAGAAAGGACGTGAAACAAATGGCTGAAGCCCTGCGTATGTTGACTACTGCACTTGGGATGCTATGCATTGCTTTTGCGGTTTTCTTTTTGGTTAGCTTATTTAAAAGGAGAAAGTAATGACACGCAATGACTTTAAATCGCAGTTGGAAATGGTATGGGGGATGCTGGAGGGTTGGCGAGGTCATCACCCCGAAGGGACCAAGCACAATGACGAGTTTTGGAATGAGGTTTGCACCGCCATGGCTTGGATCGAAGAGGATTTAGAGGCCGCCTATAACGGCGCAGAAAGGATGGACTAGTGAAGCTCGGCGATAAATGGCTGATGGATTGCACCAATGACGAGATAAAAGCTTTTGCCGCTTCGTTTAGGACTGGATATAAATTCAATGACGAGGATTGCGCAGAACTTCGTAAACCCAATTTAATTGACGAGACACTTGAGGAGGCAGTCGATGATTACATTCGAGCATATGAGGCCTGAGATAAATAAATCCTTACTGGTCAAAGTTTGACCAGTTTGAAACGGCAAAAACTGCCTATTTTAAAGGGTTCTTTAGAATGAATTAAGCATATTAAAGCGCGGTACAGGATCAGGAAAAACTAGGCCCCTGCTCTTTTTGGCCTGAAACATTGAAAAGTTTTGGCTTTTTGGCCCTTGGTCCGGGGTTCGTGGTCCTTGGATCGCGGGCGGGCCCGCGCCCGCGCGGGCTTGCTGGTCAAAGTTTGACCAGCACTATAAAATACTTGTTGATTTTCTACACGACTATGCTATAGTGGCGACTCATACAGAAGAAAGGGTGGTGCATCGTGTTAAAAACCGTTCAAGTGTCCGCTAATAAAAAGACCGGGCCTATTGCTGTTACATATCGGGCCGGGGGCCGCGATACATATGGCACATGTCCGAAGACATGCGGATTAAATCCCGCGCCAGAAGCTGGCGCGGACCAGATCGACCGCGATTATTTGACTGCGCTATTAAATGCCGTCCCGCGTAACGGGACCGCGTGGACCTATTCTCACTTTCCGGCGGCGGATATTCCGATTGCTGGGCCTGGGCAGACTGTAATTAATGCAAGTTGCGACGACATGGACGCGGCTGTTAATGCTGTGGCACTTGGGCGGCCCGCTGTGGTGGCCGCTCCCGCTGGGACCGATTGGTCCGGGGGCCATGAATATCGTGGCGTTAACTTTGTGCGCTGTCCAGCAGAGCTAGCCGATAATTTTACTTGCATGCAATGTGGCAATGGCAAACCATTGTGCGCTCGCGCAGACCGCGACTATATTGTGGTGTTTGTGGCCCATGGTACGGGAGCCAAAAAGGTAGGGACCGATTGCGCTGGTGGATGCTACGCGGCCCAAGGTCCAACGGCCATACAATGGCATGGCACGCGCAAGAGCGGCGCGGCTAATGATGCGGCGGCGCTGGTCCAATTTGCAAAAAGCTTGGCCCCTGGCTCGTTATTGCGACATCACATCGCGGGAGATATTGGGCAGGCCTGCCCATGATTCTGATTTTAATTGTGGGGTTTTTGATGATATTGCTTGACAGGATGCTGGAATAATGTTCTAATTATTCCAGCGTCATCAACCGATGACGCATTCATACAGGAGAATTAAGAATGGCACGATATACTCAAGCCCGTAGTGAAACAGGTTTTTCCCTTGATCAATTGGCTAAGATCGCCCCTTCAATTTTCGCGGAAGAGCCAGCCGCTAAAGTGTCGGACCGTTATGGATTTGTCCCGACAGTCAATGTAATTGAAGAGTTAAATAATCGCGGCCTGGTGCCGGTGTTTGCTGGTCAAACCCTAACGCGCGATATCGAGAACCGCGCATTCGCGAAGCACCTGATTCGGTTCCGCCCCCAGTATGCGCCAACCATCGCCAATCAATCCCTGCCCGAAGTTGTGCTAATGAATTCGCACGATGGCTCGAGCGGGTTTAAATTGTGGATGGGGATTTTCCGCATGGTGTGCTGTAATGGGATGATCATCTCTGATAATGTCATGGGCCAAGTGTCGGTGTCCCATCGCTCGAATGCCGCTCAAATTGTCGGCGATCGTTCGATCGGATTCATGGGCCAAGTTGACCACATCGAGGATCGGATCCAGCGATTCATGGATCGGGTTTTATCGCCGCTCGAGCAAGGTCAATTAGCGGAGACCGCCGCACAATTACGCTGGGGTAATGATCGGCCCGAAGGCCTCGATCATAATTCGCTATTAATTGCACGCCGGTTTGGTGATGCTGGGGCCAGCCTATGGAATACATTGAACCGCATTCAGGAGAATGTAATTAAAGGCGGGGTTAACCTGAACCGCTCGCGCCGCCAATCCAGCACCCGCGTGTTGCGATCGGTAGGTGATGATGCGCGGATTAATGCAAAATTGTGGGAGGCGGCAGACGCACTTGTAGTATAATTAAGGCACCCGGCGGCACCCGCCGCCGGGTTTATACTGGAGAAAGAAGCATGAAAGAATTCCACTTTTTCGCATCATCGGTGGCCGAATGGATCGCGACAACTAATCGTCGCGAATTGCCGGACCTAATCGAATACATGGAAAAGGCAGGGTATGCATATACCCTTTGGATGGTCCCTGGCCCATGGTCCATGAATTACGAGATTAAGCATTACACTCCGCAGGTGGAGGGGGCCCAGCTACTGGGCCACTTTGCTCCCAAGAATGTACGCAAAAAGAAATACAAGGAAATGGAAAATAAAATTGACGCGATGGTTTGGGGCGCAGTATAATTAGGGGACCGGCGGCACCCGTCGCCGGTTCATACAGGAGAATGAATATGAAATACTTTAATGTTGAATTCGATGATGTATATGGATGGGATGCGCCGGATTTTTGCGACGCCTTTATTTCCTATGCGGAGCATGAGGATGGAACTCCGCTAACGGATGAGGAACTCGAGGCAATCGAGCCCGATCAGGTCTATGACCTGTTGATGAATCACCTCTATTAATCGGAGATTAATCATGGCACTTTATCGCACAACATCAGACCCGAATGTCACATGCCCCGAAGACCTGTACTCGAGTGATGAACTCGAGCGCATGGATCAGGCCGCCGATCTCGAGATGCAGATCGACGCAATCGATCGCCAACTTCAGGAGATCGACGATCATATGCGCGGCGCAGATATGGCCGGAGATATGCGCACATTATCCGCGCTCGAGTCTAGGCTCGAGGAGTTAGTGGACCTGCAGATTGAACTACAACTACAACTCAACAAACTAAACTTTATCGATTAACTCCTGCCGCGTGAGCGGAGAGCCCAGGCGCGTGAGTGCCTGGGCTTTTTTATTCCCTGCCTTATATCCTGGCTCTATGCCCTGCATGCAGGGCATAGATAAAAAAGAATGGACCGAAAATTTTTTTCCAGTATTCCCTGGAGGATGGCGGGGGTGGGTGGGCCCGCTTTACACCTCTTGGAGTCCCTATAGGATTGGTCTCTCTTCGTTCGCCTTCCTTATCTCCTTTATCCTTTCCTACCCGGTCCTTCCAGCCTTGGCCCCTTGGCCCGGTTTCTGCCAGTCAGCCAAGTGTTTCAAACTTATCGAGCTAAAACCCACCCCCTTGTTTTCAAAATCGATTCCCGCAAAAATTTTTTGCAAATTTCAAAACTTAGCGTATGCTTGCGTCCATTACGTGCCACCACACACGCCAGAAAGGAAAGTACATTGTTTCACGGGAAACAAGAGACACCGGACGAAGAGATCCTAAAGCTGGAGTTGCGGCTTGCGCAGATCGAAGCGCGTGAAAATGCAAGGAAGGACTTTCTGGCATTCGTGAGATACGTGTGGCCCACGTTCATATGTGGCGAGCACCACAAGATCATGGCCAAGAAGTTCCAGGAGTTGATCCATGGTGACCTAAAGCGGGTAGTTATTAATATTGCACCGCGTCATGGTAAGTCAGAGCTCACTTCGTATTTGTTCCTCGCTTGGTTAATGGGCCAAAAACCGGACTCCAAGATCATTCAGGCTACGCACACGGGCGAGTTAGCCCAGCGGTTTGGCCGAAAAGTCCGAAACCTGATGGATTCGGAGGAGTACAAGCAGATTTTCCCTGAGGTTTTGCTGGCAGCGGACTCAAAGGCAGCCGGTAGGTGGGAGACGAACAAGGGTGGGGAATATTTTGCCGCTGGTGTGGGCGGGGCGATGACCGGTCGGGGTGCGGATTTCTTGGTCATTGACGATCCGCACTCGGAACAAGACGCATTGTCGGAGACGGCGATGGAGAATTGCTACGATTGGTACACGGCAGGCCCCCGTCAGCGACTCCAGCCGGGTGGGCGCATCCTGATTGTGATGACCCGGTGGTCAAAAGTTGACTTAACTGGTCGGGTTTTGCAAGATGAGGCCAAAAATCCCATGTCTGACAAGTGGGAGGTCATCGAATTCCCGGCAATCATGCCGTCTGGCACGCCTTGTTGGCCAGAATTCTGGAAAGTGGACGATTTACTGCGTGTCAAGGCCGCTTTGCCGGTGTCAAACTGGAACGCCCAGTGGATGCAGAACCCAACTGCCGAGGAAGGGGCGATATTTAAGCGGGAATGGTGGAAAGTTTGGCCCCATGACAACGTTCCGAAGCTAAAGTACGTTATACAGAGCTACGACACGGCGTACTCCAAGAAGGAAACGGCAGATTTTTCCGCTATTACGACTTGGGGTGTGTTTCAGCCTGTTGAGGGCGAGGAAGACAACCTGATTTTGCTGGATGCAAAGAAGGGCCGGTGGGATTTTCCAGAATTAAAGCGTGAGGCTATGGAGTTGTACAAGTTCTGGGACCCTGATTGTGTGTTAATTGAGGCGAAGGCCTCTGGTTTGCCCTTGACCCAGGAATTACGGCGCACGGGAATCCCGGTGGTCAATTATTCACCAGGTGGACGCAAAACGGGTACTGATAAAATCAGTCGGGCGAACTCTGTGTCACCAGTTTTTGAAGCGGGGTTCGTGTGGGCTCCAGACGAAACGTGGGCCGAGGACCTTGTAGAGGAGATGGCTGAATTTCCGTTCGGTGAGCATGATGACTTGACAGATTCGGCAGTTCAGGCGGTAATACGGTTTAGACAGGGCAACTTTCTTCAGTTGCCCAGTGATTTCATTGAAGAATCTTTGGGCCCTCAAACCTATGAGTACTACTGATGTCTGTTAGTAAAGAACCCTTAAACATTCGGAACAACAACCCTGGCAATTTACGGTTTGTTGGCCAGGAGGGTGCGTCTCAGGGCGAGGGGGGCTTTGCCAAGTTTGAGACTCCGCAGGCTGGGTTGGATGCCATGCGCAATCAGATTGAGTTAGACACGCAAAAGCGTGGTTTAAATCTGACGCAGTTCTTAAATAAGTATGCTCCGCCGTCCGAGAACAAAACAACAAACTATATTGACTTTGTGGCGAGAAAGACTGGGCTCGATCCGAGTTCCCCGATCCCTGCTTCTGCAATCCCGCAGCTTCAAGCGGCGATGATTGAGATGGAAGGTGGTCCAAGGTCCATGAGCTATTTTACGGGAACTGCTGCCCAGGCAACACCGGCCCAAGCTCCACGGACCACGGTCCAACGAACTGGGTTACCGGCGAGTTATCGGTTTGCTTTGGCTGCGAATTATTTAGGTGATACGGAAAAGGACTCTGTGACTGAGAAGGCGATGCAGCTCATGGAGGAGGTGTATGGTGAGCCTGGTGGTGGGGCTGGGGCGTT